ATTGCTATTAGGCTGTAATGCTTGTTGCAACGCTTGAATAGTCGCAAGCTGTTGCTGTTGAACATCTAAATGACTGTTAATCGTGATTTCCTGAGTTTTGGCTCTGTTCATTTCTGCGTCAGTGATAGTTTTCACTGTGTTAGCACGGTTCAGAGCGGCCTTACTGTCAGCTTCCTGTGCGGCAGACATCAGATATACAGAGTTAGGATCAGGCTGATTCCCTGCTTGCATTTCCTGCATTTCTTCAGGCGTAGGTTTAACAGCGCCGACAGATACCAATTTCTTACGGAAGAATCCAGACAGGTCACTGAGGCCTTCGCCTTCCATGTTCATCATGATTGCAGATTCAAGTACAGATCGAGTCGTAGGGTCTTGGCTTAACTGAAGCATCCCCATCAGATTTCTTACAGTGGCTTGTTTTTTGCTTGTTGAACTTGGGCCAATGTCCACGCTTACAGAAAGATTGGCTTTGCTTATGTCCAGATCAATCATGTTTCCCTGTTCATCAACAATTTCTTTGTTCACATTCTCAAATGCTGGCTGCATGTCTTTCTGTATTACCTTGACCGTACGGTTAATTTCAACAGTCAAATCCTTTTTCATTGACAGCCAGATTTCGCCAGAACGTTTCAGTGCCTTAGCAAAGTTGTCCATGTAGATAAACGCCTGCATATCAATCTTGTTCTGTATCAGCTCTACAGCCTTACCAGATTGATTGCTTTGCATGACTTCTGCTGCTTGTTGGATTTCCAAGCAAATCAGATAAGTCTTGTTCAACTACAGACAATAAAGCACCAACAGCAGGAGGAAGGTTCGGCGCTTTGGTGTATCCAATTGCAGCCCCAGGCACTGTCTGCCCGTTTTCGTCTTCTACTTTATTAACGATCAAATACGGGTAATCTTTGACGTTATCAGTTGCCCACATATTCTGAATCTGTGGGTCAGATACTTGCTCAGGATGGAAAATAGGCTTTTCAGTCTTGAACGTAACAGCTAATTGAGCGGTAATTGTACGGAGCATATTCTCTAGACGCTGAGCATCTTTAGCCATGCGTACATGCCCCATGCATCGCTCTACACCGTCATATACCCATCGCTTACCGTACACAGGAACAATTGGGATATTTTGTCCGGGGATGATTCCGCAATCTTCGAGAATGCGATCACCCGACATAATGTATTTTCGTACTTGCTTCTTTTCTACTTTCTTGGTTCTTACCTGCTTACTACCTGTAGCCGATAAGTAATCCTGAAGCGTTTCATCTTTGTCGAAGTCTTCTTTAGTGTAGCGAGTCTCATTGCCCAGCGGATCAGAATAGATCATTACCTCTTTCTTGACCTTTTCGACCTTGTAATACTCAGCCACATAAACAAGTTCAGGTCTGCACCAGTCAAATTCATCCATGCGAACAGTTTTTTGTACTGGCGCGGCTTTCCCAAATTCTTCTTGGAACTCTTCACGCGTCATACCAGTCAGAACCCAGCATTCTTTTGCATCTGACTTGTCTTGCTTCTTTGCATCCAACGAAAAGAACACGCACGAATCAGCGTCAGTAATCGGCTCAAACCGTGGCGCTTGTCTTTCGTCTTCATCGTCTTCATCGTCTTCGTATTCAGCACAAATTCGCCATGCACCGAACCCGCCGCCCACAGCTTCCTCGAATGCATTGTCATAGCATTCCTGAGCGTTTGAGTCCTGTTCATCAGCCCTGAACATGCCAGACACAATATCAATCAGTTTATCGCTGCCTTTATCATCAGCTGGACTGAATGACGTAGTGAACCGATTATTTCGGTATTCATTGATGATGCGAATTACTGCTAGATGAATCTTGTTAAACTCCAGACAAGGCTTATTCTGGAACTGGTCACCATAAGCACCCTCCCACTGAGCGCCAGCCTCAGAGTAAAACCTACGGTCAGCCAGACATTGCATCCGTACATCACGAATAGCGCCCTGAACTCGGTTAAAGCTTTGCATGGCCGTCTGGTGAACTGCTACTAAATCTTTTTCCATATTGGAACCTATTAAGATTTCATTTCTAATATAGATAGTCTATCACTTAAAAAAGTTCATCGTGGGAACCGCTACGATGTTTTTATGCTTTTTCTTGCCAATATCGCCAATTCGCTTAGAGAAACGTCGCATCATGTATGCGTAACGGGTAGCAGATT